AAAGTCTTGTGCGTAAATACGTTAGCACGACTAGGTTCAATACTAGGACTCGTTCCACCACATATAATACTGCTGCTGGCGTTAGGAGCAATAGCAAGAAGATGTGAGTTACGAAGACCACTGCCAACCATATCAGGAGCTTCACCCCTAGATCCAGCCAACTGTGCACTAGCTTCAGTAGCTCTTTCCTTGATGTGTTTAAAGGCTCTATTATTAAAACTGGCAGCGTACATTCTTTCAAAAGGGATTCCATTACGTTGAAGATAAGAATGAAAGCCCATCGCACCAAGGCCAATCGCCCGTTCTCTATATGCACTATAAGCGGCTTTTGCAAAGCCTGTTTTATCTTGTCCCACATACTCCATAAACTCCTCTAATGTGTCTATTTGCTCTCTGCGGTAAAGCCACAGACCATTTAGTGCATGAACAATAAAATGCTCCAGTGTGTTGTCTAGCATGGTAACTAGGTCTGATATAAAGTTTTCATTATCTTTCCACTCATCAAAGTATTCTAAATTAACACTAGACAAGCAGCAAACTGCTGTGCGTTCCTCACTTGTAGGCAATGTAATCTCAGAGCATAAATTACTCTGTCGCACAGTAAGTCCTAAGTCCTTCTGTTGTTGTGGTAGGTACTCATTACAGCGGTCTGTATTGACAATGTACGGCTCACCTGTCTCTGCTCTGGTGTGTACTAGCTGCCACCACAAGTCCCTGGCTGAGACAGTTTTAACTGCTTGCTTAGACTTAGGATCAATCAAACGCCAGGGTAGATCATGCTCTACCGCATATAGGTATTCATCAGATACATTGACACCGTTATGCAAGTTAAGGCACTTGCGATTGAGATCGCCACCAGTAGTCTTTCGCATTGCAATAAACTCTTCAATTTCTGGATGGCTAATATCCATATACGCTGCATAAGACCCTCTCCTAGTAACGCCTTGATTAAAGGCAAGCATTTGACTGTCTACTACATGCATGAATGGAATGCTACCAGTAGACTCACTGCCGTTAGCAGTAGATATACCATTACTCCTAACATCACCCCAATATCCACCCAGGCCTCCACCTGAACTAGCCAACCATATGTTCTCGTCATAATGATCAGATAGACCACGCCTTGAGTCAGGAACATAATTAAGAAAGCAAGAGATAGGTAAACCACGAGTAGTTCCCCCGTTGCTAAGGATAGGAGTGCTAAACATAAACCAATTAGAACTTGCGTAGTTATAAAGTCGCTGTGCAAGATCAAAGTCAGTATGTTCTTGATAAGTAGCACTATAAACAGAGGCCCTTGCAAAAGCTTCTTGAGCATATTCTTCATCTTCCCAAAAGTATCTATCTTTTAATGTTTGAATAGAAAATTCTGTAAGCAAACTTTCTTTATCGTAATCAATCTCTATCCCCAAATAATTCATCTTGCCAGTTTTTAATGTCATCAACATCATCCTTTTCTCTTAACTGTGATTGCCTGTACCCTCTAGTACGTGCTTTATTTTTAGACTTTTTTCTTTTATTAAACTTTTCAGTGCGCTCTGCTTTTCTATCCCAAGACATCCTGATTCTCCATCAAGAACTTGAGCAATCGCTCTTCGTACCAACGAGCTTTATGTAGATCTTCTATAGGTTTCTTTTTGTATCTAAACCTCCAACGGTATTTGAAAGAGTTACCTCTAAGGAAACCAATAAATTCTTCAGGCGTGAGCATAGCCTCAATAGCTTCAATGCATTCTACATTCCCGTTATTGTAGTGAGCAGGATTGTTAACAGCATCTTTACTACTATTATCAGGTATATTTTCACCGTACACAGGATGATTATTAGGCTCATCCCATTCCCATTCTTCTGCTGCATCCCAAGCATTAGCTATAGCAGTGTTAAGTTTAAATTTATTCCATTCTTCTGGGGTTGCATTATCAATACTCATTCTATCCACTCCTTTGGAAATGTTTTTTCTGAAAACCATCTAAATTTATTCTTTGTTGCCCATTCAGAATGACTAAACTTAGTGCCATTCTTTCTTTTTTTTGCTCCTGGCATAGGCGCATAAGGTGAAGCAAATAAAAATACTAATTCACAATCATCAGGCAAAGCTTTTTTAACCCAGATATATTTGTTATACTCTTGGTAATCCCAAAACCTTCCTTTAGATTCTAAAAGAATTGTTTTACCGTCTATAACTTTAATAAAATCAGGCCAATAAATATGCTCTACTACATAAGGCACAGACTTATTATGCAAACTCCAAGTCTTTAATTGTTTCTTATGTAGCTCAGCCTCCCATTTAGAATCATAACCTTTAGGTATATTTTTTTCTTTAGGTCTTTTGACTCTGGGCTTACGCATTTATAATCTCATTCAATGTAATTGTCTCTAAAGTTTTATTAGACCTTTTAAGAACTTTCTTTATCTTTTTTCTAAACCATTTAAAAGTATAAGCATTCGTTCTTATTTGTCCTTGGCTAAAGAAATAAGGTTCTTTTGGCATTAACTCTTGGATTTTCTCAAGAGTTAAAAGCTTTAACTGATCTTCAGGTAATAAAGAATACAACCATTCCTTTATTAATCTAGTTATCGTATTGTTAAATTTTTGTTTTTTACTTTTATTTATACGCTGCACTATATTACCTCTTCGACTCTAGGTTCATTAACTACTTTAGTAAAGTATGTTAAGCCTTTGGAATACTTAAAAGTTCTTAAATCAGGATAACATTTATGTTTATGAGAACAGTACACACAAGCTTTAGGAAGCTTCATATTCCCTGACTTGCCTTCAGGTACAGGCTCATAACACATCTGTTCTGGAGGACTGTCCTGGTCTATGGCTTTTTTAGCCCTACTTATTTTATATCTAATGTTAGGCTTATCAAGCTCATCAGGCTGATACAAAGTTAACTCACCTGTTTCTTTATTGATAGCTAAGAAACCACCATTAGAAGACTTCTCTGCTTCTTCATAACCACTTAACTGAGCAAGATAACCAAAGGGATCATCGTCTCTAAGTGTTCCTTCTTTAAACTTTTTAAATGCAAAGTTAGAAGCAGTCTTTATATCAATAACTTCACCATCAATTTTACAATCAATGTGTCCTTTAATGTTATCAACAACAACTTCTTTCTGCTCATCTGTTACTGTATGCCCAGAAAGCTTTACTAAAAAGATTAAGATTTCTTCAAGCAAATGACCGTACAAAAATCTAATAGACAGAAAAGGATTTGATTGTTCTTTCTTTTTCTTTTCTTCTTTAAGATCAAAGTACAATTGTCTTAATGGTTTACCTACATTAGACATTCTGATATATTGCTTTGAGTTTTCTTGCGGTGTAGCCCAATGAGTAATACACTCTTTTAAATTATTAGTTAGTTCTTCTAATAATTCTTCTGGAACATCTACTGCTTTTTGATTAGATAAAGGTTCTAATGCTTTATAAATATCTTCAACTACTGTGTTTACTTTTTTCATGTCTATGTTTTACAAACCTTAATTTACGTGTGAGAGAATTATAATGAAGATATACTACACCCATAGCTTTTTGTAAAGGAGTTCTTGCAGAAAGCCTACCATCTTTGTAAGACTTAACATCTATTTTTTTAATGTTGCCTTCTTCATCTATAGCAATTAAATCTATAGGCCCTGTGCATCCACAGTTCTTAAAGACTTGATAACCCTTATCCCACAACCATGTTATAGCATAATGCTCTGCTAGATCTCCAGTTCTATTAGGGTCTGTTTTAGTGTGTATCACTCCAGTTGTCTCCTATCTTGTATTCTCCATCTAAAGGACAGCGTAAATCAAAGTATATTCCTGCATCTACAATAGCCTGAACACCTCTTTGACCTACTTCTTCTGCATCTTTTTCTAAACATTCTACCTGCCATTCATCATGTACATTAGCTACGCACTGAGCATCTAAATGTTTAATAGAATCTACAAATAAAACCAAAGCCTTCTTCATAATTATTGCTCCTGCACTTTGCAGCAGTGTATTTAAAGCAGCATGTTCTGATCTTATAGTAACTTTGCGACCATCTAATCCTTTTAAGAAACCTCTT